ATCGTCCAATTGCTGCTGGTTCCAAGAGGGTCTTGGTTCTGCAGGTTCAGCATGGCCAGCGACGTTCCCACGTAAACGTTCCAGCTGGTCACGTTTTGTGGCGTCATTCCCACTGTCACCACCAGCTGCTGGCCATTGGTAGTTACCAATGGAACGAAATCGCTCGGCGCGCCTTCTTGCCCCAACGCGTTCACCCAAGTCACCGCTACATAGAACGCGCCCCCGGCCGCCGTCCCCGCCACGCTGGAAAGAATCGGAGTAGCGGCCTTCGGAACAGGATCAGCCACTAATCCAACCCCGATCTGAAAATAAGTCGCCTTGCTCGCTTTTGTCAAGTTCTCATACTCGGTCCACTTACCCTGGTACCGGTCATTAAGTTGGTTGTTATATGCATCTCTATAAACCAGCGCAAGGGTTCTGTGAACATGCCACTGCCGCAGCGGACCGGTAACCACAACATCCTTCACCTCTCGCCAGCGTCTGAAACCCAGTGAGTAATCCCGGACCGATGACGTGCGGAACAGAAAGAGCAGCAGCTCGTTCCCAAGGTCCTGCTGGGCGAGCATAAGCTTAGTCCCTAAATCGATACTTTCTGCGCTGGCAATATTGAGGATTGCGTTCTCATACCGTTGCAGGTCCGCCGTGTCGCTGATCGGGCCATCGTTAAACAAAGCCATCGTCGATACCGTCCCTACCGCTTCTCCAGCCGCGATGCGCTCTTCATTGCCCGCAGATCCGCGTCCGAGATTACGTTGACTTGAACCCTCTCTGCCAGCAGCCGCTGCTGCGCTTCCTCCAAAGCCTTCCTGGCCGCGGTCCTAAATTCAGCGGACTCCTCCGCGGTCGCTAGGTGAGCATGCCCTTCTAAGATGAGCCGTGCCGCGGTGCTCCTCGAAACTTCGGCGAGTTGCCCTGCCCGCCCGCCATCGGACGTCTCATGACTTACCATCACCACATGAGCGTCCACGATCTCCTGCTCGATTTTTCGCAACTTTTGAAAGAACGCACGTAGATCCATCCCGTTCCTCTCTTGATTGCGGACAGACGCCCCCTCGCGCCCGCCCGCCTTGGCTCTTCAACCTTCTTACCGCTTTAGCTGTTGACCTGAACTCCAAAGGAGTTTCGTAGAACCGCCGTTCCGTACAGGACGTCCACCGTGAATTGCTGCCCCAGCGTATTGGGCTGGTAGCTCATCACTACCCGAATTCCAAAGTTGCCCATTTCGGCGTATTCCGCTATCGCGCCGGTCCCCGGCAGTGGTTGTGGAAGCCTCCGAATTACCAGTCCAATCGCGTCTCTGGCGAAAGCCAGATTGTGGGTATTCACCGGCGAGCTGCCGGTCTTCTGCACCAGTTGCGACCGGAATACGAAGAAGTCCTTGATCTTGCCTACCGCGCCATCCACTAGCGCGCGCAAGCCAGCCTCGCCCGCCGAGTAATATTCACTGAAGCGCGGAATCTGTCGCATAGCGGAGTAACTCACTGGATCAACTACCAGGTACTTACTAGCCACCGCCGGAACTTTCGCTTGGAACAGCGCCGTCTCTGCCTGGTCAACTACTGCTTCCGTAAGCGCAACGCCGGCCGTACCTACCACTGCATTCGAGCTGAACTGCGAGTACAGGTTCAATATGTCCGATTCGATCCGTTCTGCAATTGCCACCACGGCCGGTTGCATGTACAGTTTCAGAAGGTCCGGCACCGCCAGCACCTTCGTGATGTCCGGAATCTGAAACGTCGCCTCCGCATGGGTGTTCAGCACGATCTGCGCGTTCCCCAAATTGGGATTTTGCGTCTGCACCATGCCGCCCTCGGCAATGTTGTTGGCCACCAGTGTCGGAGGAATCGGCACGTTGACCGTGTCTCCCGCGTTAGCCAACGTGGGTTCATAGTCGCGATTGACTAAATTACCCATCACCAGATTGCTCACCAAGGCCGGCAAGGCGTCCACTGCCACAAGCTTCACGATTGCGTTTGCTACATTTGCTGATGTAATTGTTCCCATTAACCTTTACCTCGTTTTGTTGTTCTCGAACCTACACCGGGCCATGCCCTCTTGAGCTGCCTCCCGGTCCCTTCTTACATGCCTCGCAGAGCTTGACTCGCTACTCTCGAGACCTCTTGGCGTACCTTTTCCAGTTCTTCCGGGCTCATGCCCGGCCGAATTTTGTCCAGATCAAATGCGCCTGTATTCGAGGCAGCTTTCGGCCCCGACCCCATTCCCGATCCGCCGGTAATGCGGGCCGGTAACAACTCGGGATTCTCTTGAACGAACTGCTTCAAATGGTCTCGTAAAGAGACTTCCCCTCCACTATTTCGCGCGATCAACTGGCCATCCTCGCGCCGTTGAACGTCATCCTTCACCGCGCGATAGGCCAGGTCCACTTTAGCTACGCCCAGACGTTGTAGCTCGGCGCGAATCGACGAGCTCCGCTCCGCCTCTTCCGCCATTTGCCTGCTCTGCACGTTTTCCCGAACCAGATCATTCACCCGCTTCTCTAAGTCCTCGCGACGCTTACGTTCATCCAGCAGTTCCGCTTTGTACGCCGGTTCCGCTTTTATTTGCTCAGCGTGGACAAACTCGTCAATCACGCCGCGTATGAGCGAACGCAACTCGGCCCCATCCGTCTTCGACTCTTCCATATGCCCCCCAGAACACTTCTTTGGTTCACGCCGTCTACGGGTGTTCCTGATCGATCTCGCTCCCGATCCGGTCCTTCACCTCTTGCCGGACGTCGCATAAGAACTGAAACGCTAATTTCTTGAAGACTTGCTTCTTCAACGTCGGCGAGTTGATGCCCAGGCTCAACAACTGCTGAGCGTCACTTAACTCCGTTCCAAAATCGCCGATGTCGAATTCATCCATCCCCGATACATCGATGCTCAAGCCGTCCTCTCGCGCCGCTTCAACCGCCCGAAGCACCCGCTTGATGGACTCCTTTACGGCGTCCCCGTAAGCCCGCAGCACCTCCTGAGTGATGGCGTAATCACGCTGCTTGCTTACACCGGACTGCGCGGCATTTCCCGACAAGGCGCCGCCGGCGTGACTTACATAGCACACGCGATAAATCTCTTCCTGCAATCGCGTCAAGTTATCGGCCGCAATCTGGTAAACGTTCCCCTGAGGCTCCGTCCATCCAAACCGGTCCTGCGGCCCCAGCTGAATGTAATACGACTCTCCCATCACTTGATCCCAATCGCGTTCCGAGTAAATCACCGGCATGGCGAACAACCCCATCGTCAGGGCCCACCCCAACGCGTTCGACTTGTTAAAGTGTTCGAGTTGTAACGATGCTGCCTTGTTCAATAGCCACAGCCCTTCTGACACTCGCAGCTCCACCAGCGGCACTCGCGCTTGGTTCGTCAGCCCGTGGCGTCCTTCGGCTACCATCTCCACTCGCCCCTGCTTGACGCCTTCTTCCACTTGTTCGTAGATTCGGTACTTCTCCTTGTTGTAATAAACCCAGCGAGTTTCCTTCCACCATCCGGGATCTTCCAGCTTGTCCTTGCGCAGGCTCTGCGTTCGCAGTACCACCCATTGATACTGCCCATGATCGTCGTAACTCCAATTGATCAGCTCGTCGGCCGCGTAACTCACTAAGTAAGCGCGCGATGCGCCGCGCTCATCTTCCTCGCCCCTGGTCCCCACCAGCTCATTCAACCGGGGAAAGTCAATCAGGACGTAGCTTTTTCCACTTACCAGCGCCTCTACAAACTGCCGCCGGAAAAACTCACTGAGATTCGTGCCCTTAAGATCACAGTCCTCCGCGAACACGCTGAAAAACTTCTTCGATCCATCGCTGGTTCCTTCAAAGTTCAGGATCGGCTCCCTCCGGAACAGCGTCGCCGTGTACCAATCCACAATCGAACCGACATAGTTTTCGTAAAAGCTTCGGCTCAGTCGTTCCACATATACATCGCCTGGCTCCTTCTGCCGTCGCACCAGGTACTGATCCGCCCTGCTGATGAATTGTTCGCCCCCGGCGTAAAGGTCGCGATATTTACGCCACATCGCTCGCTTCGCGGCATATTCTGGATGCTCGTGCGTGATATCGGGACCGACATTGCCAATATTCATCAAGTCTTCTTTCGCTAAATGAGCCTGCGACCCTGCTCGCCAAACACCACCTGTGGTCGATACTCCTGCCAGATCAAGTAACCCAGCGCATCTGACAAGTGCGTTCTCTTGGAATCCCGCTCTTTATCGATCACGCTCGTTTCCGGCTTAAACGTTACCTCTTCGAAGTCCGCTATCAGGCCCGCGCACCTGGGATCAACCATCAGATGCACCTGTTCGCTGGCCGAGAACAATTTCGCATTCACCAGGGCAATCCGCTCCCGAACGCTGGGGTTGCTGGGCGGGACGCGAAACTTTAAATTCTTGTACGCCGTCCGTCGAAAATACTCCTTGATGATCTGATAATCCGTCGTTCCCGCCGTCTGCAGCCGCTGCCCGGACGCATCGCCATAAATCACAATGCCTGCTTGATGATTCGGATAACGCGCGTGAAACTCCTCGCACGCCTGCAATGTGCTGGCTCGGCTGAGCACAACTTCGTCCAGCACCAGAATCTCTTCACCCTGCTTCTGCGCCACTATGGAGCTCATGGGATCCACGTTGAAGTCCAAGGCCCAAAAAAGAGGCAATGCCGCATCGATGTCGATTTTCGCCACATTCCGCTTGCGTTGGAAGCACTGATACACCACGCCGGCCTGCACGTTCAGGTACTCGCCCAGCGCTTCCTGCTCAAAGAACTTCTGGTCGTAGCTCTCGCGCAACCGTTCATAAAAGTCGGGAACCTTGTCCAGCACGTGCCTGTTCTCGAAAGGCCTGGCAACCACCACCTCGTATCCCGTAACCACATTTCGTACGAACCTCCGGTAGACCCAATCGAACCCTTTGGGCGTCCATACGGCAAATCCGCACAAACGCGACGCCCGAGGATCGCGCAAGCGGCCTTCTAACCGCAGCCACGCCGCCTCCACCGTATAAGTCAGCTCGTCCAGCCCGAACCAGGCTAAGTTCGTCCCGCGTAACCGCTCGAAGTCGTCCACTGCACGAAAGTAAATCCTCGATCCGGTATCTTTCATCAATAAGACTGATTCCGACTTATTCAGCTCATATCGGATCCGGTTACTGCTCAATACCTCAAGAAAACTGGTTAACGTCGCATCCCGCAACATGGGATACGTCGGAGCGCCGATCAAGCCCTGCCGGCCTGGATTCAGGTAACTGAGTCTGATCGCCTCCTGGCACAGCGCTTGACTCTTTCCAGAACCAATCGGCCCGGAAAAACCTTTGAACCTCGCCGTCGAAGCATGGAAACTATTCTGCGAAGGGAGCGGCGCATAGTCTATTTCAATCCGCAGCGCTTTTCCGCTGGATCTTTCCACGTGACGATGATCTCCCTCGGCTGATCCTCTTCCTCCAGCTCTCGTTCCAGCTGCATCAACCGGATGAAATCTGCCAGCGTCACC